AAGTAATTGGAGAAGGGTCTTATGGTTGTGTACATAAACCCAGTTTGATTTGTAAAGATAAAGATATAAAATATAAAAATAAGGTATCCAAACTTATGAAGACCGAAAACGCTGAGATTGAACTTTCAGAATATGATAAAATAATGGATGTTGATAATAATGAGGATTTCTTTATATCAAAGCCCGAAATATGTGTACCTAAATTAACAGTAAAAAATTTGATGTCGATTGAAAAATGTAAGGATTTTAATATAATTAATATTGATGATTATAGTTTATTAGTTATACCAGATGGAGGAATGGATCTGAACAAATTTGTGGAAAATATAAAAACAATGGAAAATAATAAACATAATAGGGATAAAATAATGGAATTTTGGTTAAGTGGACATGTATTATTAAAGGGAATAAAAGAAATGCTCGAAAAATCTATTATTCATCATGATTTGAAACCAGGAAATATTGTATATGATCCAAAAACTAAGAAATTAAAATTCATTGATTTTGGATTTATGGATTATACAACAAATATTATTAAAAAATTAGGAGATTCGGAACACTCACTTGCTAGACCATATTGGTATTTTCCATTTGAATTGAGTTTATTGAATCGCAAAGTATTTAATAAAGTGAGTAAATCAAAGAATAAGAAAAGAAGATCATTATTTAACAATTTAATCAAAAATAAATTATATGATACAGAATCTCACATGGAAATGTTTTATTTGATGGTTGATGATAATGATGTATTTATCAAAGAAAATACACAATTTTTCTATAATTTTTTCATGTCTTTGAAAAAAGATCAATATAATTATTATATTGAGAAGACAGTTAATAGTATTGATATTTATGGATTAGGTGTGTCATTCTTATATGTTTTAAATAACTGTAAGAGGTTAATGGATAATAATATTTGGAGCGATTTTAGGGAATTATTTAAAACAATGATATCTGCTTCTTTAGAAATACGTCCTAATATTGATGAATTATTACAAAGATATGAATTAATATTGGAAAGTAGTGCTATAAAACGTAGTTTATATTTTTCTAATAATAAATTACAAAAACATGATAAAACATTAAAGACTTTATTGAAATCTTTGAACAAAACGATAAAAAAATATAAAGGCATTAAAACATATCGTGAATCATTATTAAAGGATATAACCAAATTACAAAATACAACATCAACATATAATACTAACATGAAGACAGGTATGATTTAAATAATTCCTCCCCTGTATTGATCATTGATTTTCGTTTTTCTTCATTTGATGTTACTTCTAATATTTCTGTTAATGTACAAAGACTATCAGAAACTGATATCATGTTCATAGTTTTTCTACTAGAAACATTTATCATTACTTTTTGAATCAATAATGTAAAATAATTTTCAAATGTACTATTTTCATTAATTGAAATATCATTATTATTTTCTTTTTTTACAAAGAATGTTTCATCTTCATTACAAGATTGTAAACATTCTTCTATTGGAAAATCATTTTTAAGAGCTCCATCAATATAACACATATTATTTATAAATACAGGTTCAAATAAAAATGGTATAGCACTAGTAGCGGTTAATACATCTATAACGCGCCATGTTGGATGAGTCTTATATGAAAAATCAACACATGTAAAACTGTTTAATTCAGTAGCAAACGCATGAAATTCTATATTATTATAATCATATAATTCTTGTAATGTTATGTCTGGATGTAAGTCTTTGCTATGTATTAATGGATTAATGAGCTCACATATATGTTTTTTAGAAAATATACCCAAATTATCAAACATACCAAATATTTTATCAACGTTAACATCAAACACTTTATTCCATGGTCGATTAATTAAAAATTTGTCCAAAATTTCAAAATCCACAGATAAAGATATCATAAACCCAATTAATGCTCCAGCAGATGTTCCGTATATTGATTCAATGTTTTCAATAGAGAAATATTTTGCGATTTGTGCTTCTTTCAAAATACCATAAAATGTTAATAATGTATGACCTCCACCAGATATAACAATATTTTTGATTATTTTTTGATCTTCTTCAATATTTTCATCATTTTCTATTTCTTTGTCCATATATGCATTAATTTGTTTTTTTTTATATAATATTATATGAATTTTATATAAATGTCGTCTATCTTCTTATTTGAAAATGATGAGGAAGTATCAAAGAAAATAAATATTGATGATTTGTATGAAAAGCGTCAAAAACGGGATTTGAAACAATTATCTATTTTTAACAAAATTTTAAATCGTATACATAAACGTATTGAAGCAACGTCGAGAAATAAAAATAGTAATGAAACACATATTTGGTATTTAGTACCAGAATTCATTGTCGGACAGCCAATTTATGATAAAGGAGAGTGTTTAGGATATTTAGTAACACAACTTGAACAAAATGGTTTTTTCATTAAATATGTTCATCCAAATACACTATTTGTCAGTTGGCACAATTTTGTTCCGTCATATGTTAGACATGAAATTAAAAAGAAAATGGGTATTGTATTGGATGAACGCGGTAATGTTATTAACAAAGAAGAGGAAAAAGAAGATGAAAATACGAAAGCTTTACCTCAAGCAACAAAAGATGGTAAGGTATATAATTCCATTAAAGATTATAAACCAACTGGTCTTTATAAGCAAGATTTTTTTGACAAACTCGAGAATAAACTGAATAAATAATAATTTTAAAAAATAAAACAATCTTTGTATATATAAATATGAGAACACGTAAACAAAGAACAATGAAAAAAACAAACAAAAAACGTAATTTCACAATAAAAGATTACAATAGCAATGATGGAATGTTAACCAGAATATGGGGACCGAGTCTGTGGCATAGTTTACATACGATGAGTTTTAATTATCCTGTAAAACCTCGTAATTGTGATAAAATTAATTATAGAAATTTTATATTAAGTTTACAACATGTATTGCCATGTGGCAAATGTCGTGTAAATTTTCATAATAATTTGAAACAGTTACCGCTCAATATAAGCCATATGAAATCTCGGGCTACATTTTCGAAATATGTTTATGATTTACATGAGGTTATTAATAAAATGTTACATAAAAAATCCAGTATAAAATATAGTGAAGTACGTGATCGTTATGAGCATTTTCGCGCTCGTTGTAAAACAGATAAAGAGAATGACATTAAAAGTGAAAAAGGATGTATTGAACCATTGAATGGTAAGAAGAAAAAATGTGTTCTAACGATTGTTCCTGATGATAAAAAATGTGCGACTTTTTCAGAAAAAAAATAGATTATCATAATGTGAATGAATGTATAATTATAATTAGTTTTCAATATAATTCTAATTATAAAATATAACAATTATATAAATGTCTAGTTACGATTCATCCGATAATGATATTTCACAAAACGAAATAAAAGACGAACTAGTTCTTTGGTATGAAGATCCAAATATTTTATTGAAAAATATTAATGAAATTTTTCCATTAGGAAATATGGAATTTAATAGAAAAATCAATGCATTAACTAGATTAATTATAATTTTAACATTTTTAGCATATTTATTTGGCCAAAGTATTAAATATTTAATTAGTGGAATATTAAGTTTAGTATTTGTTTATTTTTATTCTTTGTATTGTAACAAAGAAAATTTCGAATTATATAAGGATTATATTGAAGAAAATGATTTAGAAAACCCCGATGTATTCCAACCTCCTACATCCACTAATCCTTTTAGCAATGTTTTAATAAGTGATATAAAATATAACCCAGATAAAAAAGCCGCGTTACCTGCGTATGAGCAAGAGAATGAATATGATATAAATAATAAAGTCAAAGATTCCATTCAGGAAATGAACCCAGATTTACCGAATATTAAGGATAAATTATTCAAAGATTTAGGCGAAGAAATGGCTTTTGAACAATCGATGCGCCAGTTTTATTCAAATCCAAGTACTACTATACCCAATGATCAGACAGCATTTGCCAATTTTTGTTACGGAAACATGACGTCATGTAAAGAAGGTAATTCATTTGCTTGTGGAAAATATGCTCAAAATTATGACAATTTGTAAATAAATTTATATATATTATATTATAGTAATGTTCAGTACAGATGGTAGCATACAAAATTTAGATAGGTTAGGTGCAGATAAAACTGACAGCACACAAAGAAATATTCAAAATAAGAAGTACACTAATCATGTATTAGAAAACTATAGCAGCACATTTACTTCTGATAAACATATCAACTTCGCTCTTAATAATTTGACTGTTAACTTCAAGAGTACATTAGGTGGTCTTCCAGGTGATGCCGTTGATCAAGAAAGTAAATTAAAGCCAACATATCAACATTTCGAAAATATTCAACTTCACCAACGTCCTTTTTTAACAGTTCCTTATTTAGGAAAAGGTCCTGGAAATGTTGATATTGAATCTACTTTAAAGCAAGGTGACAGTATTCGTGATCGCAAAACCACTATTATGGATAAAGAGTTTATGGATTACTCCAAATATCCTCTTAATGAAGATTTAAAAGCCCGTTTTAATGATCCATCTAAGTCTATTGAAGAATTGGCATTGGATGGTTGGACTCGTGGAGGTGCGTCCACTAGAGAAGTTAATGTACAAAGAACTTAAACACTGTTTTATATTATAACTAATGTATAATATAAATGCGCAAGTAAAATATAATGATAATTATTCATATAGAGCATGTTTGCGTAATGTTACAAATATGAAAAAACATAACATAAATGTACCATGGGATCAAATGGATAGCGATTTAGATAATGAGACAAAAGATGAACTATTATATGATAGTGCGATTATGACGACGATTATGGATAATATTTATGAAAAAACAAAAGAACATACGGAATTCAAAGAGTTATATAGTTTGGCAGCAGCACAAATGTTTTCTGTAGATCATGGTATTGGTTTAGCCATTTTATTTTCTTATGACTATTTCGAGTTTTTTCATAATTGTTTAATTGATTTTTACCAAACAAACAGAATTAGTAATAATAATTACAAGATTTTAAAAAATAAATTATGTTGATTTATACTATATGGCATCTACAAGAAATATAAATACACCAGGTGATTATCAAGCAGAACAAGCATCATTAAAACATGACGCAGATTATAAAGTATACGAAGGATACAGTAAGCCAACAGATGTATGTTTACCAGGTAATTGGCTTTTATCCGGAAGAATGGCTCCTCAAGTCCTTTCATATAATCCTATAGACATAGAATCCAGTTTATTTGGAATTAATTCTACTAATTTGGTTAACCCTCAGACACCTGTAAAACCTGAAATAAAAATATTACCTAGTTTAAATGTGGTACCTACTAAAGAGGTAATTGTAATGGAACCAAAACCAGCTAATGTTACACATAAACCATTGTATTTGAATTAATTTCCAAGTATTTAATAAAAAATTTTATATAATATTCAATATTATATACAATATGCTATTTTGGGTGTTGTTGTTCTGCTTCATGCGTGTATATTCACAAGATTGTGTTTGTACTACCGTCCCTTGTCCAGTTGTAGGTGAAAATGATATAGTAATGGGCAATGGTGGATCTAAAATAAGTTATATTTATGAAGAACACAATGGATATCCAGTAGTTGTATTTGCTCAAGGTACAGTGACTCCCGATTCTCTAAATCATGGTACTGATACTACAAGTTGTACTCGCAGTTACGCACGAATGTTAGAAGATGACGGCGCAGACAATTGTGATGCCGGTCATATTCTGGCGAACCATATGGGTGGATATGGAAATCAACCTCTCAATATTTTTCCGCAAAATTCGACTATAAATAAAGGAGAATATAATCAATTCGAAAGTAAAATATATGATTGTATTTTGAACGCAACTTATGGTTTTTTAGAATGGCAATTTATTTATAAATCATTACAAAATACACAACCATATAAAGTCACGTATTATGCTACATTTAAAGACTCAACATGTGAACCATTATATGGCGAATTTACTAATTAAATGTAACCTTAATTTGAACATTTTCTTTTTTAATACATTTTGTCGCAGAAATAGATAATTCTTCACGTTTTTTACGCGTTTTTCCATCTTGTTCTGTATACTCCTTTTTCTTGGATGAACTATTTCGGGAATTCATGTCGTTTTCAATATCTACATAATTTTGTTCTATATATTCCAATATAGAATTTTCAATACACCATTTGAAAAAATTTAATTGACCAATCGTGGTTTCTACATATTTATTTTCATCATAAGGAAAACTAATGCGCTCCCAACGACAAAATGGATCAAATCTCTTTTTACTATAGGCTTTTAATTTTAATTTATAATCATTATATACTTTAAATCGTGTGCGTTCATTATTTTCAACAATAGAAAAAATAACAAAATGTTTTTTAGAATAATTTGTAACAAACCAATCCACAATACGTAATGATATCTTTGATTCACCATTAATAACTGAAATCATTTTATCTAGATGAATATTTTTATCATAAAATTTATATAAACTTTGTAATAATAATTCATTTTGTGTACTACAAGTTCTTTGTGACATAAAATATACTTATGAATGTTTTTATATTATTAATATTATAATAAAATAAAAAAACCTTATTTATAAGTATATGAGAATACCATTTAATAAATTGGTTGGTTTCATACTATATCAAAGTCAAAAGTTAAATATAGATGAAAGTCATTCACTTTATCACGCATTGAATACATTGGATTATGCCAAACAAATATATAACGCAGAATTTGTAAATTACCCATATTTACAAAAACAACAAAATATAATATACACCAGTGCGCTTTTACATGATATGTGTGATTCAAAATATGTTGACAATAATATGGAAGAATTAGATAAAATCAATAATTTTTTACTCGAAAATAAATATGATAATTCAGATGTATCCACAATATGTAAAATCATTGATTCTATGTCATATAGTAAAGTTATTAAATATGGATTTCCAAATTTGAAAGAATATCAAACAGCATATCATATTGTACGCGAAGCTGATTTATTATGTGGATACGATTTCAACCGTGCGATTTTATTTGGCATTCATCAACATAATTTATCTTATACGAACTCATTTCATAGATCAAAACAATTATATCAGGAACGCATTGATAATATAAGTAATAAACATATGTTTGTCACAGCATTTGGGAAATCATTAGCAAATGAATTGTATAAAAATGAAATGGAAAAGATCGAAAATTTAGAACAACTATTGTAATAGTTTAATAATTATTAATAAATTTAATAATTATTTTTTAAAAAACAAGTGTATTATCACGCTTAATTGGAGTAAGCAACACCAGCCATACCACTCATGACACGAAGGACGTTGTAGTTAGTGGCGTATACTCTGACCTTGGCTGTGTTTGTTCCACCAACAGTGTTGGAAGAAAGAACAAGTTGAAGAGTAGCGTTATCAATTCTGGAGAAGTTGCATGTTCCAGAAGGTTGGTGTTCTTCAGGACGAAGAGCGAAGGAGTAGACGTTGATACCTGTATCTGGGGCACGTGTGTGGTGTTGGTAAGGTTGGACAACATCGAAGTATGTACCTTCACGTTCAGAGAATCTGTCTTGACCGTTAAGTTGAAGTTTACCAGTAACAACTGGATTTTCACCCCAACAGTGCATGTCAAGGGCTGTTTCGGCAAGAACGAATGTTCCGGCATCAGAGACAGCGGATTGAGTTGTAGCAGCATCAGCGGCATCAGGAGATTCGAAAAGACCAGAGGCAGTGATGAAGGCATTAACACCAGATGTGGCAGCTTCACCACCGAAGGCTTGGTAGGCGTTAGGAAGAGCATCAATGGCATCTGTGTAATTGAAAGGTTGGGCACCAAGAGTCTTGAAAAGAGTCTCACCGGCAATAAGGGATGAGCAATAGTCAACGTTGGCATCAGGTTGGACAACCCAGACAAGTTCCTTACATGGGTGGTTGAAATTCAACTTGATCTTGTTGGAAGAAGATCCAACAGATTCATCACCTGTGAATTGAAGTTGTTCGAATAAGTACTCGTGAGGGTTTTGGGCCATCTTTCTACGTTCATCTGTGTCAAGGAAGACATAGTCGACGTAAAGAGAGGCGGCAACAAGACCTTGTTGGTAGGCAGATTGGACGGAAGCACCAGAAACAAGATCACTGACGGCCCAAAGACATTCACCAATAGGTCTAAGATCAAGGTTGATCTTGACTTCGTGGTATTGAAGAGCAATAAGAGGAAGAGCAAGTCCAGGGTTTCTGCAATACCAGAATTGAAGAGGAATGTAAAGGGTGGTTTCAGGAAGAGCGTTTCTAGGGGCACATACTTGAGCAGGTCCAGAAGAGGCAGCGCAAGGTCCGTTAACATCAGCGAAGTCAGGGTCTGTGATGTATGTAAGTTGTGTGGTTTGTCCAACCATTTGGTTGTAACCCTTGGATTGTTCGGATGAACCGGTAAGTTGGCACCAGATGTGCATCCAGTCACCGTATTGACGGTCGATTCTTTGACCACCGATTTCGACTTCAACTTGGGCAATAAGTTGGTGACCAGGGAAGTCCAACCATCTGGCATAGACAGCACCTGTGCTGTTCTTCATTCCTTGGTCAATTTCAGGAAGAGTTACTTGAAGGTATGTTCTGTAAGCAAGATCACCATTTCTGGAGACTGTGCATGTAACACGTCTTCCGAAGTCGGCTTGTCCAGAGAATGTTTGTTCAATGGATTCCATGGCAAAGTTTGTGTGTCTTCTGTAAGAAACCTTCCAGAATGTGATTTCAGGGTTTCCTGTAAGGAAAACATCTTGAGCACCGTAAGCGACTAATTGCATCAAAGCACCACCCATATTGAGTATAGTATAACTAAAGAAAAAAATTTAGAAAAAAACAATTAATTAATTTTATTTTCTCCCATATTTCTTTTAACAAAATTTTCTAAATACTTCTCTTCATAGACTTCTCTTTTCTTCTCATGCTTTTTTACAAATATATATGTTTCATTTCTTTTTTTAACACTCCATCCATCTTCTAAAGCATTCATAATGAATTTCATTTTGTGAAATTGTATTTGTTTATCGTCCATAATATAAAATCTGATTAATATAATTATGTATTTTTAACATAATTAATATCAGTAAATCAAAATATAAAAGCAAAATATGTTTAATTAATATGAATGAAGAGAAATGAAAAAACTATTCATAGTATAGATAAAACACATAGTCATTTTTTAGAAGAATTCGCCAATGATGAAGAAAATATTATACCTAAATTAAAAGATGCTAAAGAGGAATTAAAGAATAAAGCAAGAAAGTTAAAAGATCATGAAATAGATGAATTTATGAATATTAAAGATCAAATATCAATAATAAATGATAAAATTAAATCACTCAAATCCAAGAAAAAAAAATATTTTTTAGATAATTCTAAACCTTTATTTAATTATTTTGAAGACAAAAAAAATATTTCTAGTGGAGAACATAAAAACGTGAATGTCCTAAACTCTTTCTTCAAAATCAAAACTGAAGAAAAATTAAATATTATTGATAATTCGAAAAAATCAATAGTACAATATTGGAAAAATGTACATAATGACATTGTAAATGCTAATGATTTCATTGAGAATTTTGATATATGTCTGGTATGTGGTAATGGCGAAATGATACATCAAGAAGATGATGGAATTCTAATTTGTAATAACATTCAATGTGGTAACTTTATTAACCATATTGTTGAAAGTTCTAAACCATCAAACAAAGAACCTCCACATGAAGTTTCATATACTTCATATATCAGATTAAATCATTTCAAAGAAATATTATCGCAATTTCAGGCGAAAGAAACTACACAAATACCTGAAAAGGTAATAGAAGATATAAAAAAGAGACTGAAAAAAGAACGCATAACTGACTTGAAAAAAGAGTTAAATTACGATAAAATGCGAGAAATATTACGTAAATTGGGTTATAATAAATATTTTGAGCATATTCAATATATTAATTCTGTTTTTGGCATTAAACCACCAATCATGAGCGAAGAATTACATGAAACATTATGTGTTCTTTTTATCGAAATTCAAAAACCTTGGGCTATCCACTGTCCACCCAATCGTACCAATTTCTTCAATTATACATATACACTTTATCAACTATGTGTGCTACTCGACCAAACGCAATATTTACCATATATTCCTTTAATGAAAGATCGCGAAAAACAATTAGAACAAGATCAAATATGGAAAAAAGTTTGTGAAGAATTAGATTGGGCTTACTTTCCAACTGTATAAAAAGCCGAATGATTTACTTATGATATGATATATTATTCGCTAGTTCCACTTATAGAAGACATATAACTTCTAGACCTTCTAGTTCTACTTCTACCTCTACTAGTTATACTTCTATCTCTACTACTTCTACTCCTACTTCTATCTCTACTCCTACTTCTACTTCTACTTCTACTTCTGACCGCAGAAGTATACCTATTTTTCCTTGTTCCCATTAGAACATTTCTAGGAACTTTTTCACCTCTATATTGTCCTTTATTACAGGAATAATCAATAATTACAATACGCGTATAACCTCTTTTATTCAAATACTTAAGTACATTTGATAAATTAGTTTCTAAGGATCTGGATATGTTATTAAATATTCCTTTTTCAAAACTGGATTTTAATTTACCCCCCTCTCTCGCTATAACATATATTCCACCTTCCGTTTTATAATCTCTCTGAAAGATTTTGGATAGAATCATATTCTCTGGATTTTGAGAGTTTTTATCGTATTCGATATATGAGTAAATACCACGTTTCTTTGATATATGTTTTGTAGCTTGTAATTCTCTAATTATTGCCTTCCTTTCCTCGAGTTTTTTATCGTACGCTCTAATTTTTTCTTTATATTTATCGCGATAAAAAGAAAAAGTCAAGAGTGGTTTAAGAGATTCCGATTCATTCAACCATCTTTCATAATATTTAATATCCTTGTCAATATCTTGAATAGAGGGCGAGATTTCATGATCTAGTTCAATTAATTTTTCTGACAATTGTTGTCCATCCAGTACTTTCAATTCACTTATATGTTTTTCAAGATTTGTTAATGAATTTTTCTTAGATTTAGAACTACTAAAATTACAAGTACCTAAAGGTGCGTGACTAATATACTGAACGTATTCTACACCTTCAGGTATTGTGACTTCCGATGGATGATATGATCTAGAAAATGTATGATATCCGCGTTTTTCTTTCTTCGTATCCCATGTAACATTGAATTCACTGGAACCATGTACCATTATAGCTATATAAACAGTATTATCTTTCATAGTATTATTCTCCATAGTATATATACAAGTGAAGATTTAAAATAAAAAATGTCCATTTTTAATATAAACTAATTACATCCTAACTACGCCTAACTATTAAACAATTTATTCATATTCGTAGCCTCTAAATTATGTTCAGACTTGTTAAACAGTCTGTCGATCATTTCGTTATCACGAAATCGCACAGTATAATCCTGTTGTACTTTATTCCGTCCAATACGTCCCATTGCTTGTATAATCTTTTGTTGTGTCATCTGAGTCAAATCCTTTCCAATGTATCCATGACTGAACATGTAGTTCGTTCCGTAAATATAATCAGTTGAAGCTATTATAATAAATAGCTTCTGCTCATATGCCAATGTCTTCATGATTTCTAAATACTTAACATTACTTTCACTGTCAAATGTACCTATTCCCATAAGTAATAATATCTTTTGATCATCGCTTACCGATAATTCCATTATTTTTCGGACATTTGTTTCATCTATATCTGATGTAAATAAATTTGAATTATGTGTTTTTGTCCATAATTGTTGATGCTCCTTGCTATTTGGTACATAAACCTTATCCAAATTTACATTTTGAATAAGTGTTTTCATATTTTCCATTTCGTTTGCCAATTTACGTATTTCAGGCGTCTTATTTTCTTTACGCTCACTCTTACGATCCTTTCCATCGTCCTCCTCGCATAAACTCATCAAATTCTCATATTTTTCCTGTAATCTCTCCAATTTCTCTTGAACGCCATTATTTGATGTAATTTTAGACATTACATTCTGAAATACACTCTTCGGAATATTCGACGTTTTTACATAAAATTTTGCGATTTTTTGAACGTCTTCTGCCATAAAGATTGTTGGTCCATCTGTTAATGTATGCGCATCACGTGTAGTCAATAATAAACCACGATATAACTCATTTTGTTTAACGCTGTCCAAACTAGATGTTTTAGTTAAATCTCCAGCACTTGCTATAGATTGGCTAAATACATCCACACTTTTCATTCTTTGAATTGAATTTGATGCTGTATCAAACTTATATTTTAATATCTGTACCAAATAATTATGCGATTTAATATAATTCTCTCTATTTATAGTATTTAATAGTGTTAAATAATACATTTTCAACCTATTCATTGTAACATCATCAATATTGTCAAAATAGTTGCTCAATTTATATCGTTCATCTATTAAATTATAAGTATGAATATATCTAATGAAATTTACTATTTCTTGTAAATCGAAATAACGCAACAATGTCTTATGTTTGGAAATATGTTGTAATGACGTTTTCAGTTTATCATAATCAGAATATAATAAATGAGGTAATACACATTTACAATCCTTGTCTAGCAATGAAATCGATTTCTTGAAATCGTGACTATTTATATTCACTATTTCCGCATTTTCGAATTTCGCACGAAAATCCGCCAATGTTTCCTGTATTTCTTCTTCATGTGGTAAAGTAGCACATGAAAGAACCAATTTCGATATTTTATTATCTTTCCAATTTTGCTGTATTTTTTCATGTAAACCATGTTCTTCATAATCCATTGTAATGGTCGGTTCATCCCAGTAAGTAACAATATTATCTTCTTCATTGAAAGATAACATATAATACATGGCTGTCAAATATGATTGTACATCACAGATCATAATCTCCACTTTATCGCCTACACTATTATCCACTTTTCCTATTCCACCTGTTCTTTTATTACGCGTATAACTTGACGCCGCGAAATAATGAAGTCTTATATCTGAAGCGGTATCACAACCAAACGCAAAAGCCACTCTTTTACCCATTGATATAGATGATTTTGCCAAGGCCAATCCTACGTGACGGGATACACATATAAATATAACCCGATATTTCTCAGATAAACCAATTGGTGATAATGTTTTTCCAGTTCCTGTAGGTGCGATATATAACACCAATTTCGGAGATTTACTGCGAAATGTCGAAAATAACTCCTTTTGATGACTGAATAATGTTATGTCTTCATATTTCAACAAATTCGGGTTTTTTTCAATATATTCGTACGCATTATATACTACATGACTTATATCCAATTTCGCTTTAATAATGGCGATTATATGATCAATATATTTCCAAACATGATCATTTACGCGATCAATTGAATTTTTACGCATATGAATTAAAGTATACAAATAATACGCATAGTCCGGTTTCGAATTATATATCGATTTTAATATTTTTTTACAAAAATCTAATAAAATGAATTCATAGATCTCATTCTTTTTTACTTGTATTAAATTATCCATATTATCAATTCGCATTATATCTGCCTTTTTTGGTTGCTTTGTTTTTTTTATTTTTGTATTATATTTTTCCGCCACATATTTTTGTTGTTCTTTGATCAATGGTTCGAAATATTTATCAAAAAGAAACATCTCATTTTCTTGATTATATTCGATTTTTATCACACTGAACATACTTTTATTATTATTTTTTCGTATGTTCACATTTGAAAAACCCTCCACGATAGTTGTCAGAATAAACTTCTCATGATCACTTACCGGAATCTCTGTATTGTTCCATTCACTCTTAGTTAATTTGCTTTGTGTTAGATCCATATTATAAACTGATATTGTTGTTATAGTAATTTTATTATTAAAATAAAAAAAATCAATTTTTTATTTTAATTATTTTGCTTTTCTACTATATTTCCTACACTGGTAATTCTTCTTGTAATGGATTATCAGATGTATTTTCTTTTTCTAATATAATATTATTAATAATATAGTAGTATAATATAATTGGTGTTAAAACCAGACATATAATGCTAGCTATAAGTTGTAAAATACATGATACAAATCCAATTTTCCATAAATTACTATCATTTAAATCATCACATGACAAAGACCATAATTCAATACTTCCCCAAATGGATAAAATTAAGTTCATAATACCAATTAAAGTGATAAAAGAATATATAATATTATCATTATCATTATTAATTTGTATTTTAATATGACTACTGCTTAATATAACTGATACTAATACGTATTCCCATAAACGACTTTCATTATTAGAATTTTTACAATCATTTGATATACCATAATCTTGTATCAAAAATATGATTCCAAAAGTAATATAAGCAACATATCCAGCAATCAATGCTAATGTAATTAAACACAAAGAACATCCAATACAATAATTACATAAATCAGAACTATTATTACTCACTTCAGTTTGTTTTATCATTTTATGAATACAGAAATAGAAATATATATATAAATTTATTTTTCACAAATCATTTTCAATTTTTATTTTTCAAAGCCAATACAATAGACAAAAAAGGGAAGTAAATAATATATTTTGGTTTTAGGGTAGTATTTATATATAGTATTCCAAATTATTAGAATATAAATCTAAATCTATTTGTACAGGTCCAAAACCATGTGTTTCGGTATCAATATAAAATATAAATCCCATGTCTTCACATGGATATGATGTATTTGCCTTAGTCAGAAAAGGTTCAAATATTTTATACTTTATAAAATCATCTGGGTTAATACATGATTCTCCACAATTATTTTGATGAAAAAATGGAATACTATAATATTTTTCAGTATCATCAGTACATACATCACAACATTTTGTATGTACATTTTGTAGTTTTGACATTAGAAATAGAAATAACAGCGAAATGTATTTCATTATAATAAAATATAACTAATCTTTATATTTTATATGAACTTGTTTTCTAAACTTATATCTAATCATTGATTATATTGTTTATTATATTATTATAAACACGTATTAATTCCAACTTCTGTTGATTCGAAAATGTTTTCATATGATCAATTTCATTTTGTAATAATTTATCAAAATTTCGTATTTTATATTTAATAGATTCGAAAATATCATTCTTATCTTGTATTTTACATTCAACTATATCATCTTTTTTTTCTTCATTTTTAATTATACGTTCGCTATTACTTAGACCACTATGTAATGGTGGCTTCCAGTCACTTTTTTCTTGTGTTTGTTCCTGTATAAAAATACCCATTATTCTTGCCAAAGCTGGATCCATATTTGTACACTTTATTTCATCATTAGAATTATCTTCTGTATCACTACTATCATAATAATATTCATCGTCACTACTCATTATATAAATCATATACAAAAAAATGAAATTTTTAACATATTTTCATTATTTTATATGAAATTGTAAAAAAAATTGATTTATT